GTTCCTGGTAAATCTCCATCAGCAGTACTATTCGGTCAATATAGAAACTTAGTACTAGGAGATGAAGAAGCAGATTTTACTTTTGGTACTCAAACATCTGAATACTTTTATGTAATCTCAGTAGATAGAGCAAGGTATAGAGAGAAACTTTTACCTGGTTCATTAGATCTTATTTTAAACCTATCAGGTAGTAACGGTTCAGTTAGATTAACTGATAATAGTAAACTTATTACTACTACTACATTTTCTGATTCAGGTCGAGTATACGAACTAATAAGCGGTTCAGTAGGAAATATTTCTCCAGGAGCAATCAACTCAGATGGATTTACAAATGGTTCAGGTTCATACGGTAAGTTCTTACCGGACATCGGAGTAATCTTAATCAATGGAGTTGCTTTAGATGCACCATTAAGTGACGGTGGATTAGGAATGCAAATCAACAGACAGAATAATCCTGCCTCAGCACAAAACACAAGAAGATTTTACGACATACTTGCAAGAGAGCCTAAGTTTAGATTACAATCTGAAGAGACTATTTCCTCTAACTTTATATTTGTAAGAGCAAGAAATGCTGAGTTTAACTACTCAACTAACCCTTCCCTCATTACTGGTTCAGGAGAAATACGTCACAACGTAATGATAAACTCACCTCAGTCTTTTATTACGACTGTAGGATTATATAACGATAATAACGACTTGCTTGCAGTAGCTAAACTTTCTAGACCTTTATTAAAAGACTTTACAAAAGAAGCACTCGTTAGAATCAAGCTTGATTATTAATGAATGAGCACCTACAAAAAACTAAATCGTCAAGATGTATTTGTATCTGACTATGTAGCCAAAAAACAATGGGAGGTTACAAGTAGTCTGGATAGTTATGATATTGAAACGTTAAGAGGTTTTTCAGGTTCAGCTATTCCAGGTTTTTTCTACCCACTTGATCTACGTAACGGTAGATATGAATCATTAGTATTTGATAGTGTTAATCATAACTTCTATGCCGACAGAGTAGGCGATGGATTATTCTCTGGTTCAAGAGACTTATCTTTACAAACTAGTTTAACGTATAGTGGTTCAAGACATTTACAATCTGAAGTAGGAGTAATATCGTTCGGTAAGAATGTATTTGGTACTCATATAGAACCTAATACAGTTGCTATAACTCCTTTGAAAAGCGATGCAGATGCCTATATTGCTGGAGACTATATGGGAAGAAAAGAAGACGGATTGAATGATTATATTGAAAGAGTTGGCTACTGGTACGATAGTAATCCTATCAATACAGTCGATTATATGATATCAGAAAGTAACTATGTAGACGAAACAGCAACTCAATATGTAGATATTAATCAAGACCAACAAAGATTAGAACTTATAGATGATGGTGACGGAAACTTAATCTATAGTGGTTCAGAAAAGAGTTATACTAATCCTAAAAAAATAGTAGGTGATATTATTTATAATCAAGGATTAGCTATTATTACAGACCCAGACACTGCAAGATATTTAAGTACTTATAGTAGACATAAGTTGAGATGGAAATCAAACCAACCTATTTATACATATAATGTACACTGTAAGGTTAAAGATTCAGAAATGAACTTTACATACAACCCTTCTGCAGTTACAGGTTCAGACGGAGTAATAGCACCATATGTTACAGGTAGTGCTTTTTCTCCTTATATTACTACAGTAGGTTTGTATAACGATGCAAATCAACTTGTAGCAGTAGCAAAAACAGGAAGACCTGTACCTAAACCGGTTAATACAGATATGACATTAGTCGTTAAAATAGATTTATAATGGCAATAACATTTAGAGCAAATAAAGGACAGGCATTAACTTATGGTGAGATGGATACCAATCTTGGTAACTTCTTTTATTCAAGCTCAGTTTCAAATAACGGAACAGTACTAAACTTACATTATACAGGTAGTTCAGATGTTCCAGTAACAAATACTGCTCATCAGGTCTCTTTACTAAAGGGATTAAATCCTGGTGCAGATAAAAGAATAGCTTTCTATACAGGAAGCAGCTCTATTACTACTCAAGAAGGATTCATTGTAGATCCTAGTGGTAGTATAGGTATTAACGTTAACGAGACTACTGACTTACCATTATCCTACAAACTTACTATTTCAGGTAGTGTAGGAGCTATTGGTTCTTTCAATCAGATCTCAGACGAAAGATTAAAAGAAAATATACAACCTATCGATGGTGCATTAGAAAAAGTTTCTGAACTTAGAGGTGTGACATTTGATATGGGAGGTAAAAAAGACATAGGAGTAATAGCACAAGAAATACAAAAAGTTCTTCCAGAAGTTGTTACTGAAGATAATAAAGGCTATCTTTCTGTAAGCTACGGTAACATCGTAGGTGTATTGATTGAAGCAGTAAAAGAGTTAAAAGCCGAAGTTGAAGAACTAAAAAAGAATAAGTAATGGCATTAACGTTTAGAGGAACAAAAGGATCAGCATTAACTCATGATGAGTTAGATTTAAACTTTAGAGAGTTTTTCTACTCTGCTTCTGTAGATGGAAATATTCTAGAGTTGCATAAGTCTCAAAGTTTAGCTGAACCAGTTAGACTTCCTATGCCAAGATCGATAGGTAGTGATGGATATATTCAACTTAAAGAAGGTAATGGACCTTCTGGGTCAGGAGAGTTTGTTACTGCATCTAAAGATTTTAAGTTTGATTATACTTCAAGTATACTATACGTTACAGGTACCTATAAACATTTAGGAGACGTAGACGTACAAGGTGATATGCTAGTTAACGGTATACTAACTGCACAACAGTATAATGTATCTTTAGTATCATCATCTATTTCTTATTCATCAGGATCAAACAAGTTTGGTGATACAGCTGACGATTCACATGATTTTATTGGAAGAGTATTAATAAACGGAAGCCATAGATTAACAGGATCAGCTACACAGCTGGGTGATAATACACTAACTGGTAATCAAACAACTATAGGTAATACTACATTAAACGGTAATCTTACTCAAACAGGCACTTACGTTTTATCTGGTAGTTTAGATCAATCAGGTAGCACTTCAGTAAATGGTGATGTAAGTGTAACTGGTACTATCGATTCCCTAGGACAAAGTAGTAAGATAAGATTCCACTTCGACAATGTAGCCGCACTTCCTAATCCTGGAACCTATCACGGTATGTTTGCTCATACACATGCTGAAGGAAAAGCTTGGTTTGCACATGCAGGAGCATGGCAAGAGATAGCTACATCAGCATCAGTAGCTACAGAAATAACAGCATTAAGCTCTTCTGCTGCTTCTACGTACTTAATGAATACTACAGATACCCTTTCAGGGTCGTTAACTATTTTAGATAACATTAATGTAGGTACTTTACAATCCAACACACATAATATTACAGGTTCAGTTAACGTAACAGGCTCTATAACAGCAACTCAGTTTACTGCTATCAATGGAGTTGGAACCCCTACTTTAACTTCTGCTAATAATATTATACTAAGTGCTTCAAATGTAGTACAAGTAAAAGATGCACTATTTAGAGTTAACTCTTTTAATAATACTGACACAGGAAGTTTAACTATTGCAGATGGAGACTTTTACTACAACGCAGATCAACATTCATTCTTCGGAGTAATAAGTGGTTCCCATACAGCATTTGGTTTAGCTACTACAGGATCTGGAATAACCGATATAGTATCAGATACTTCACCACAACTAGGAGGTACATTAGATATTAACACTTATAATATTAGCGGAAGCGGTAGTATAAATATAGATGGTAGTATAACAGCTACAGGAGATATTACAGCATATTATTCATCTGATAGTAGATTAAAAGATAATGTATCCGTAATAGGAAGTGCATTAGATAAAATAGATCAAATAGGAGGATATGAGTTTGATTGGAATAGTGATTCTGAGCATAGCGGTCACGATGTTGGTGTTATTGCTCAAGAAATCGAAAAAGTGCTGCCAGAAGTAGTAGTCGATAGAGATACCGGGTACAAAGCAGTACGTTATGATAAAATAGTCGCGTTATTGATACAAGCTGTAAAAGAGCAGCAGTTGCAAATAGATGAGCTGAAGTCAAAGCTCTAGCGACAGAAACCAACTAATATGGATATGACACTACCTTCCTGGACACACCAGGGTAGGATCTTCAACGATATAACAGACTTCCCAGAAGGCACTTACGGATTTATTTATGAGGTTTTACACAAACCTTCCGGCATGAAGTACCTTGGTAAGAAAGTATTGCGATTCGAAAGAAATAAGAAGTTAGGAAAAAGAGCATTAG